CCGGCTTCCACCCAGGGCAGTCCGCGCGTCTTCCCTAATATATCTGTAAAAAATAGCTTTATATTGCCCCATAGAAAGGATACTCCGGAAGCTACTCCGTCCGCTATAACTTTTCCGATTGCCTTCCAATCAATTGACAAAATAAAAGAATTTATATCCTGTATGGATTTACTGAATCCAGTTGCAAAGCTTACTCCCTTGAAGTTATCGGCTATTCCTGAAAACGCTTCGGCTACTCCCCTGGCAAGGTTCCATACGTGGTCAGATACACCCGATAGTACAGGGATCACCTTGTTTAGCCCATCCGCGAAAAGTGATAAACCAGACCCCACCATATCCCCAAAAACAGCACCAAGAAAATGCACCGTTGCGGCAAGATTAAGGAGCACAGTATCCATTGATGGGAATACTCCATGCGCTTTAGTGGATACTGCGTCAAAAATATCAAGTATTGGTTTAAAGGATTCCTGTATACTAAGAACACTCCTCTTCATACTTGATATTGACGAGGAAAACCCAGACACAAATAAGGTAAATCCCTGCATTAATGGTTCAAGCGTTATTTCAGGGAGAACAGAAGCCACCAGTGTAATGCCGTCTACAAAACGCCCCAGTCCCTGCACGACTTCCCTTGCAATTGGCAGGAACTTTTCTCCCAGCGTGATGTTGAAACTTTCCCAACGAGAGCCTAAATTAAGTATATCCCCATCAAGATTATTGGTGTTTATTCGTGCTTGCTCAAAAGCAGTATTGGTACCCGTTAATTTCGTCGTCAAGTCCCCTATGCTTTTGGCGTGTTTTATTACACCCAAAGCCGCGTTGACGTTTTCGGCACCAAATAGTTTGGTGGCCTCCGGCACGTCCAAAGCTCTTGACTTTAATTCAAGAAATACATCAGATAGACTATGCATTGCCGGGTTTAACGATTCATCCCCCGATTTGGCAAGGCTTAAAAGAATACCTTTTAGGTTGTTACCAGCCTCCCCTCCTGTCAAAGCGCTTTTTGCCATCACCTGGATGACGGCGTTGGTTTCTTCATAAGAGCGATTTAGGGTGGCCGCCACCCCCCCCGCGTTTTTCATGGCGGCAGCGGTTTCACTGATTGCTGACGATCCGAATTTAGATCCGGCGGCAAGCACATTTATGAATCTATTGGCCTGATCCGCCTCTGCACCGAATTGATTCAACGAGGATGTTAAGGCGTCTGCGGCAGGGGCTAACTCCATATCTGCGGCGGAAGCTAATTCAACCACCTGTGCTGTGACTTCTTTTAATGCATCACGGTTATCAAGAAGGCCGGGTTTAGCGGAAGCCACTAATTTGAAAGCGGTTACGGCTTGAGAAGCAGAAAACGCTGTTGTGCGCCCAAACTCTTTGGCCGAATCAGAATAGAACTTGAGGTCTTTTGCAGAGGCTCCGGTAATAGAGCTAAGGCTTGAGATGGATTTTTCAAAATCACGGGCCGTGCTAATCGCAGTTTTAATGACTGATAAACCAGCATAAGCGGCGGCAAGCCCCAAGATCTGTCCCTTTAAAGCAGATACAGCCCCGGAAGTCCGCCCAGCTTGACCCCTGATACCCTCCAAACCACGGGAAATAGCCCCAGCACCTCTTTCGGCGTTGGAGCTATTAATCCGTATATCTATAGAGTGTTCAAGAGCCATCGTTTACTTGTTAAATTCCTCTTTAGCCGCACCCTCTATGATCTCCATACCCATATAGACCTTGGGTTTTATGCGAAGGCGAAGCATTCGAGATTTAGATTCTATCTGCGCCCAATCCAGCCCGAGGATAGAACCACCTGAAGAATAACGCCATAAATCGGAAAACCGCAAAAAAGTCAATACGGCCTTCCAGTTCATAGGCATGACATTAACAACTGTATCTTTGGGCCTGGCGCCAGCCTTTAGTATTTCTACCGATTCAGGACTAAGATGTTTATATGCATCCGCCGTATTATCCTTTACTCTGCCTTTTTTGGATTCGGTGGCCCATACTTTACCCGCGTTTTCGAGGTCGGCTTTTTTTGGCGGCCTCAAACTGAGCACCTCGCGCTTGCATAAAAGTCGCTAGTGCGGAGGCTGATAACAAATGATCGTTGATTACAGCGTCTCTCAAGTCATCACCGATAAGCAATTCCCCGGAAGCACCTTTGATTTTTAAGCTATCCTCTCCAATCCCGACCAGCACCAATTCCAGGGCCTCGGTATCATCACCTCCCTCTATAGCGCTCTTAAACGACGCCTGGGATGGAATATCAAACACCCCAATAAAAAAATCCTTACTTCCTGCGGTTTCCATTCCGGGCTTAACAACATAGCACGGTAATTCAACCGTGTTTTTTTGATTCCATTCAAGGGACATCTTTTATAATCTCCAATTTTTATTATGGGATCGCGCAAAATGCGCGACCATCAATTCCACCACTTAATATATTACAACATGCCAAGCGGGTATTTCTGCACTATCCGAAATATTGCACGAAAACGCCAAATCATACGTGGCCTGGCCATCCACATCCCCATCCGTTGGTGCGGCATTCAGTTGCGCCTTAGGGACTCCCAATCTAACTCGCTGATTCTCAACGGATCCGTGCTGTGTAAACACTTCGAAAGTCGTAGAGTTCTGCATCAAATCATACGGGTTGAAATCCACCAGATCCGGTCTGGATATGGAAACCGCCCCGGTTGGGTTTGCGTCCGTGATCGAGATGGCCGCGATCCCATCTGTAGAGCAGCCGCCCTTGGGCATCACCACGGTGTTTCCCGCGTCTACCGAAAAAGAACTGGTAAATACCTGATCCATTTTTAAGCTTCCAACCTGGCATCGGGCATCTATCCAAGGGGATGGCGTTATGTCCGCGGGTGCTATTTCATCAATTGCCGTCGTATCCGTGGGGGCGCTATAAAGTCCGGACATGGTATAATCCAATGTCGGCAACTCGCCAGCCTCGAAAGTCACAACGATATTCCCCATACTGTGCGTGGAGATTCTGCGCTGCCCATCCGGAAAATCAAGAATGGTGGCAGTCTTCTGCTCCGAAAGTAAGGACGTGGGTGAATAGGTGATGGATGCCTTACTGTCTGCTGAAAGCTCTCCCACTGTAGTGGTCGCGGTGTTTCTAACATTATCGCCTGATACGATATTCGCGGTTGTTGCAGTGCCAGCCTGAAAAATAAAAAGCTCCCCGCCCGTAGTGGACGCCGTCCCCGAAACGCCAACATTGGGAGTCCACGCAAGCACGGTACCGAGAGCGGTGCCAGCCGTGGTCTCTACCGACTCACCGGGAGAGAAGGCGGCTCCGGTCATCCCTACAATATTTAAGTAAAACCCGTCTTCTTTCTTCAGGGAGCACGCTTGCAAAACAGCATCATAGTCGGGATCGTTTCCAGCTTCAGCACCCACCGCATAAGTTTGAAAGCTGTTTTCAAACGTTTTTGTTGTTGCTATACTCCCGAGAGATCCGAATTTTGCGCCTATAACATCCTGCTCCACATAATCCGCTTGTACGGCGTTTGTGGGTCCGGATAAAACGCGCATTATTTTATAGCCAGACCCCGGATTTGTCCCCACTATCGCCTCCTGAACGGCGGCTATTATTCGCTTGATTGTGAACTTCTTTTTAAGATTTTGAAGTGCCATGACTGTCCTTTGTGTTACAGGTTTTCCCACCGCCGAAACGGCGTATCAACGTTAATTTGGTACCATCCATCTTTGATACCGCCAAGTGTCTTTTTTGTAAAATCACACATTATCTGATCAAATGTTTCCCCACTAAAAATACCGCTAATATGATCAGCTAATAAATCTCCAACTCTTGTACCACTACCGTGAGGTAAAAAAATCTGAATGGCAATAATGCCAACACTAAGTGCTGTTAAATGACCGGGAAACAACCTTCCATCGCCATCCAATATTGAAACCCTTAGCCACGGAAGTGCATTCGTCGGCTTGAAATCAAGATTTGGCGCCGTGACGCGAGGAGCCGGACTTACAGGGTTTCCCGTCAAAAACATAGAATCAAACCGCGACATAATTACGTTGTGTTCGCCGGTGTATCCTACCGTCGCCACTCTATATGCTCCCCTTCATTCCGTATCCGGTCTTTAATTCTTGTACTGTCATTGCGGCCATTTTGTCCGGCTCATTAGTCGGAGATCCGCTTTCCAAATCCTCAATGTAGTTAACATTATTTACAACATGAAATGCCGTAAAAGGCTTAATTTTTAATATATTATTTGTTCCGTCTGCTATTGCAATTCCGCCGCTTTTATCTAATCTTTCAGTGGTATTGTTTGTCGCCTCGTCTCCGACGTTTGTCTGCCATCCGCCGCGCGCTCTCCCTGTATCGATCCTCGTTTTCAGTACTACGCCGCGCAATGCATCCAGTGTAATCTTCTTGTGCTCTATCGCAAGCAAGTTACCGATAAAGTCTATCTCCCCATGAATGTCTATGTTTACGCCAACACCTGAATTCCCGACCATTAGTCGCTCACCTCTTACAAAAAATTGTGTATATAAGCGAAATATCCGCCGGGTTTAAGTCCTCAACCCAAATGATACTGTATTCCACTCCTCCCTGTAAAATCCTATCCTCTGTCGTGGGTGTTTTGGTCAAACCCTTAGCCGGAACAATTATCTTTTTCTCCGCTTTTCTGGTATTCTCGTTATCTTTGGATGCGTTAAATACCCAATCCAGAGAAACCCCGACAGTAATAACAGATTCCGGCGACTCTGATACATAATCGTCGGCCACTAAATCCACTTCTCCTTTGTTGCTGTATTTTACAGTAACAGGCGCGCCAAACCTTGAAATCATATCAAGAGCAGTTTTTGCCGCATTGATGTAGAGTGGCGAAGGCATTAATATACGACCTTTCTGATAACATTTCCACTATATGAAAACTTGGCTACCAACCCATCAATGACGGTAAATGACGGACCACTCGCCCTATTGTCATTATACTCGACCTCGACAACTGCGATTTTTTCCCTTTTCACGTCGTTACCCGGGAGCACATCCGCAAGCAATGAGAACGAAAGGGACTTCAACCCAGCCTCCGCCGTCGCTTTTTTTATATCATCTGGCAAACCATTATTATCTCTGGGGTGTTCCAGGGAATTATCTTCATCTGCCTTACATCCATACCATAAATACTTCACATCAAGGTATTGGGTTCCTTTGCGGAGCGCTATTTCCTTTTCTTCAGTGGTTTTTGCAGCCCATTCGGTATTGCCGAAATCGGAATGGTATTGATCGGCGTCCGCCACGGAAATATACGATTCCGCACCCGCAACGCCCGTCCCGTCTTCAACAATGAGGGCCACTATTATTTGCCGTCTTCGTCGTGAGTGGGCGTAAATCCAGCACCCACCAAAGCCGCTTCAAGAGTTGACATATTGATCCTCTTATCGGTGTGCTTTACATCGTACCACTTGGACATGGTCTTCAATAAAATATTCAACCCTTCGGCTTTTGTTACGACTTTACCGCCGTCGCTATCCTCGGCTCTGGCCGCCACAGTCTCCGCAACTACCGTGCCAGCAACATTCATAATGTCAAGGTACTCTTGTATGGTGTTTCTAATTCCAATCATATCGTCGTTTTCCTGAAAAGTTTTAAGAATCCGGAAACCTTGAATCTTGTCGGCTGCTCTTCATCGCCTTCCCCGGAAGAATTATGCACAACCACTTTGAGCTTGCATCCGATGGGGATAACCCCGTTGTCTTCAGACTCCAATGTGATATGATTATCGCCAAACAATGGAATAACCCGACAAAAACAAGACAGTATATTTTCATCTGCATCAATCACAAAAGCATCGACACTTGCCCCAAGAGGAGCACTCCGAAACCACATATGTGCCTTTGCCAAATATACTACTTCGGCAAAGCCAATCATCATTTCTTTCGTTGCGTCTGTGTTTGCAAGATCAAAAATTATCTTACCTCCACATCCTGGGCGGCCTTCTGTATCGTCACAAGCACCGGTAAAAAACGCCATTGTTTCATCCGGTTTGCTTGTCGTTTGGACTTTCGTCCTTCCATCGGTTGTTCTTGTTGGTGTGGCGCCCATTATTATTCATCCGGGAAAACCCGCTCCCCAAAAACACGAACGCGCAGAAAAGACAATCCCGTAAAATCGTCGGATACTACCGACTCAAGTTCGTCAATATTTCCCCTGCCAATCCTGAACCCGTTAGTCATATAATCTCTCAATTTAAAATTTATTATTATAGCATCATCCCGCCCGCTAAAGTTTGTATATATTTCACAACCATCACAGCCCGTACCGACTACTAATTCCCCTACTGTTTTTGCACTATCTACAATAAGAGCGACGCCGGACTCGTCAATCAATTTCAGGCTGAACCCATTAACCACTACCCCCGAAGGTATATTCCCAAATTTTCCATATGTTATGACAGAATCAGATACTTCGATGCTAATTTGAGATATGTATATATCGTAATCATCGGATTCGTGCAGATGGAAAGTCACAGGTGTTCCGGAACCATCAACATTTTGATTCCCTGATCCGGTGATCTCTCCATCATCTGTTAGCAGTCTTGAAAAGTATTGGTTTCGATTAGAGGTTCCCGAAGGTGGCACTACCGGCACTTGACTTGCCTCAAGTAAATTATACTCTGCTCCAAATGAATTCTCAGTATAAAGCCCGTCAGATTTAGCATGTATTCCCCAATGATTTTCCGGAACCTCGGGTTGCGCACCGTCAACTTCCGGAACAAATATAGAGCCATCGAAATGCATTTTTTTTCACCTATCAACGACTACATAGCCGGAAATCGGCAACCCCGTTACAGACCATGAAATAATTCCAGTTGCATCTATCTCATAATCAACAATTCTTGCCGCCGCCGGATCGTCATCCATATAAAACTGAACGATAAGGTTTTGATTTGCACCATATCCATGCCTTGTCGGAGGAATAGTTCCTGTCTTTTTATTTACTATATCCTCGCGGTAATTTAATTCGACAGCGTCGGAACCTGCGATCTGTCTTCCGACAGCCTCACAAACAGCCGCACCACTACCGGTTACAAAATTACTCCATGCGCGCGTAACGACGGCCTCACAAACCACGGATCCATCGCCTGTCGCGCCAGCGAATGACTGCAAAGCAAATGCGATGGACTCTCCGGTGCTGCTCCCGCGACCGACAGCGTGATTATACCCGCGCGATGTGGCTACAGCCTCCCCGGTAGTGCGTGCAATAACTGCACTATCTGACAATGTCAGCCGACCACTGACACCGCCACATGCTGCACATGCTGTCATCGAACTGTTATTTCAATACTACCAACAGGGACTTGATATGTTTCTCCGGCTGAATTCAGCTTGATTTCATCGAAGGCGCCCTTA